CCATTAGCGTTAACAACAACGCTGGCTTCAGTGTCTAGGATAAAAGCAAACTGCTTGTAAGATCCGTACTCATTCATCCAAGTGGATTTCTGACCGGCATACTTCTCAGTGTTCGTGAAAGTATTACCATTTCCGTCATCCATTCCTTCAAGTTGGCCGATGGCTTCAACAGGAATAACGACAGGGTAAGACTCACGGGTAGGAGCAGTACCTGTATTTGGAGAACCAGTAGTCATAGGACGGAACGGTTTAACGTGCGCGTTCTTGAAAGATTGGAACATGTAAGACAAGTCGCCTTCCAAATGATCAGAAGTTGAAGCCGCACCGAATGCATTGCGGTTGGCCGCGGCATTAGAGTAACGAACATTGGTTGAACCTAAGAGGTCATCACGACAAACAAGGTTCATGGTTTCACCAGCTTGCTCAGCTAAAATTCTGTTGAACTCAGAAGTGATACCATTGACAGTTTCTTCTTGAAGACGGTCAGTAGTGATAGCATAACCACCATACTGATTGAAAGACTTCTCAAGACGAGTAGTCGTAAAGTTTTGTCCATTAGGAGTCACGCCCTCAGAAAGAGCAGAACCTTCTAATGTAGCCAGTTTGGCAACTTTGTTAACTACCATAGTGTTCGATCCGTTGTTAGGCACTTGAGCCCTCTCACCGAACATATCGTAAACGAGTAATGGTGCCGCAACTTGAATAAACTCGCGGTCATAGTACTTGTGATTTGCAGGATGCGCACCAGCCGAAGGGGCTGCGTCGCCGATTGTACCTGTAGATACTTGTGGATTTAGTGTAGCCATTTTGGCAATCTCCTTTAGGTTTATTTAGAAGTAAAGTTAGGTTGGGTTTAACCCCATCTTGACCTGATATTGCCGGAATTCCTCAGCGGACATACTGGCCCAATCAGGTTGGCTTGACTTCGGATTCGCTGTGCGTGAGCTAGCTTTGGTCGAAACCGCATCTAGATCGGAGCTCTCGTCCGCTTCGCCCTGACTTCCCTGACTCGCAGCCTTTGATGCGTTACTCATCTGTTGGACAGTGAGTTCAATGGCTTGCACGAATGCATTTCTGTCAGTTTTTACTTCTAGCTGTTTCTCGGGAGATAAACCGCCAACAAACTGATTAAACGCACTTATCAGTTGTGGTCCGTTACCTGACGCTGCTAGGTCGTAGAGTGTCCTTCTGTCCGCTGGGTCCGCGAAAAATGAATCAAAGATCTTTTCGGGGATATGCGGTTTCAGAACGGTGTCTATTTTAGCGAGATTCTCTTGATAGTCAACAGCGTCTTTCACGTCAGAGAAAGCAGCCTCAAATTCGGCCTCTCGTTTTTTCTCTTCGGCTTTTGAATCTGCATCGAATTCTGCGGTCTCATATTGCAGGTTGTCTAACATATCTTCCGCATCCTCAGATCCAGTGAAACGAACTAAGTGTTCTTGAAGTTGCTTCTGAGCTTTCTTGTCGCCGTCTTGCGCGGCCTTCATGAGTAGTCCCATCTTGTACTCCTCGGAGCCAAGTACTTCGTTCATTTTCTTTTGACGACCTAATGCGCTCTTGATCTCGTGGGCCGTGTACTCTCGGGTCTCACCGTTAACCGTGAACTCAAAGGGGTTGTTCTGTTTCTCATTCTGTTCAGTGGGCTCCTTTTGTTGCTCACTCTGTTCCGTCGACCCCTCTTCCGCTTTAGGGTCTTCAAGCTTCTTCTCCAAGGGCTCTTCCCCTGGGACTGCGTGCTCGTCGGCAGGTAAGAACTCAACGAACCCGTCGTCTTCCCGCCCTGCTCGAATGGAGTCCACGATCGATTGATCGAGTTCCATCCCTGCTTCAACTACTAATTTGTCTTGGTCAGCCATCTTATTGCTCCTGTTGATCTAAAAAGTTCTGTGCCATTCGGGCAGATTCTATCTGTCTACTCATCCATAAATCGAGATGGTGACGTGCATGAAGCTGCGCCATGAGGTTCTGATATTCTGTTGGGTCGTCGTACTGCTTAATAGTAGCCGCCTTTGCTAGTTCTTCTGTACCCCGTGTGACGTACAGTTCGCATATAATTGCCTTGAAATCATCGTTAGAGAGGAGGCGGGAGATACGATCCGCCCGCTGGACCTGCTGCTCCAGCTTGCCCCTGTCCTGCTCCGATAGTTTGGTAATTAACCCCTCGGGATCCGTAGTATTTGCCATTGGTCGACTCCTTAAGTAAGATGGCTAATTGATCTAATCCTACTGTATCAGCGTAGGTAACTGCTGCTGCATTAAGCATTTCTGGCGGAACCATAGATCCGAAATACTGAGCCCATGTAGCTAAATCTTGGGTCTTGCGATCTCTGGATGTCGGAGTCTCTAGGTCAATTGTGACCGAGAAAAAACCACCTAGATCTTTTTTGTTCAGTTTGACCCACGAACCCGCAGGCCTGGCAGGCGCAATCACTTGACCGTCCACTACGACCTCATCAAGACCGAATTGTAATTGGATCTCTTGGTCTGTGAGTTTAGTTTGATTCATCATGATCATTCTGCGGACCATAGGTTTTAAGAAACTCTCAGCAAATCTAGCTGCCAATTCCCACATGCGCATCTCAGATCGTTGCAAGATGGCGGAAATCCCAGTAGCCGTCTGGTTCAAAGACTGGCTGTCTAGCCCCTGAGAGTACCGAGTAAAACCTGTTCGGTTCTCTGCCTCAACGTTCAATAGTTCAGTGATTGTAACGCTGTGCGTAGCAATCGGGGCAGGGGGCAATGGGTTATACGATCCCATTTTTCTGGAAGGTAAAGGTGTTCTAGTCCCTGCTGGGGCTTTCTGCAACAGCATAATACCTACGTCGTCGACGTGGTTCATGTCCACCTCGTACAACCCATTGTTCTGAGAGTTCAAGTTGTCCGAGAACATGCGGTAAATGCCGGTCTTGAACTCTTGAATAGGAGCAAGTAGCTCCGAGAATCCGATGGCCATATTGCCCTGGGCATCACGAACACACTCCGCTTTCAGGTAAGGGTGCTTGTTATACGGGTACGGATTCTTAATGAATTGTACAAGTTGGTCATTAATAAAAATGGCCAGTACAGGTACCGCGATGCCGCTGCCGTCTATGTCGTATTCTGTCCAGTGTTCGCGGCGCTTGTACAATTTGTTTGCATCAGTCCTAAAACTCTCGTGTTCCCCAACGTAGTTATCCCGTTGGCGCTGCTCGTCACTCAAGTCCGAATCCCGCTCATTCCTACCATCACCTTCAAGCACTTTGTTAAGTGCCGACGTAATCACGCCCTTGACTTTGGACAACTGAATCACTTCGGATCTGGTAATATCCTTGTCTTCCGTGACAACATACGAGTCTGCCATGCTACGAACTGTCCAGTCATAGCGAATCTGTGCGGCTGGGATATGTAGTAACTCATTTCGGCTGACAGGTTCGTTCGCAGAAACGTCCTTCTTGACCCATACGTGTTTGCCATATGACTCTCCTTCTATAAAGAAACTTTTTGTTAAATCGTACAGAAAAGTGTACCAGTCCATCTTCTTTCGTACCTGATACTGCAATAACTCCTTGTGGACTTGGGCTGCAACAAATGAATTAATGTCGCTACCATCAGGCTTAACGTCAACCAAATGCTGCGTTTCCATGAAAGGCTGTATGAAAGTAGGCACCATCCATTCAATGGCATTGAAGATAGTAGAGTCCCGGTACTTAGAAGAGCCTGCCTGCTCATTGCCGTACAACTCAAAGCGGTACCATTTGTGGAAATTGAGTCTACGGGTCTTGGCCTCATTGTAGCCTGACTCCAACGACTTGTACTCCGCGTCTAAATCACGCTGAACCTTATCGTAATCAAGGGACTTAAAGCCTGGGATTGTGTGTGATTCACTCATTAGAATACCGTTGAACTTCCTGCGGATAGTATAGCGTCAGGATCAAGTTTGGAACCGGCGTACTGCCTATGGTTCATCTTCGCGTAGGCAAAGCAGTCAAGTATGTCATCGTGCTTACCCCTCGGAAAGGTAACGAGTTCATCGCACAGGTCCGGCCAGAACTCAGCGGTACTAGGCACAAACAGCTTTCGATGGTGGAAGACAGATTCAAGCTGGTAGATCCTGAGCTTACCAAGCCTAATCTGGGTGTGGTCAATTTTTTCTACTGGGATAATAGCGCCACCTGGCCAAACTCCGGACTCGAGGTCTTGTAGTAGCCACTTCTGCGCTTGAACCGCCTCGATGTAAACGAGTCTTGGAGTGTGCTTTCTGTACTGCCTGACGATTTCGTCCAAGAGTTCGTGATGTAACATGTGCTTTCGAATGACGTCAATGACCCAAATATTACCATCTTTGTCCATCGCCGAAGTCCAAATTACGCTGGGGTCATGATCTGCGTTGTCATCAAGGCCAGGGTCAACAATTTGGATTATGTCGACACCCGCCTTTCTGACAGGATCGAATTGCCTTTGGTCGTAAAAACGTACACGCTCAATGTCAAACGTCCGATCCTCACGGGTGACAACGACGTTCATGTACTCGGTGTTAAATCTGTAAAGCTGCCCTCGGGCTATGTACTCTTTGCGCTTTTTCTGAATCCAGTCCTCATCGTACTTTTCATTCCACGTAGGTTTGCCCTCCTCGTCGACAACCCCGTATTGGAAAGTCTTCCAGTTCTGCCCGTTAGGAGATTTCAATGGGGTGCGAATGAGCTCTGCAAGCAGGCAGTCCTCGTGTAACATCGTGCCCACTAAGAAGAACCGAGCATCCTTACCCAAGGGCACAACATCGGCAAAGAACCAGTCTTTAAGTTTCTTTCTTTGGTCAGGAGACTTGACGCTTTCCGTACTTTCAAGGTCATCAATGACCACTAGATCAGGCCTAAATTGCTCGAATCTTTTTCCACGTAAGTTCTGGCCGCCGCCGTAACAGGCCAAGAAATATTTCTCGCCGTTAATCTCGTAGAAGAATCGCTCCTTGGTATCCTTTTTGATATTTATCATCGATCTGATCAAAGGATGCCCCTTGATCGAAGCCACAACATTGGCAAACATATCGGAAGCCATGGTGCTCGAAGACGTAATAAACATGATGTACCTGTACTTCTGGTGCAGGATGTTCCATAGCGTTAAGACTTCCCAACTGTAAGTCGACTTCCCGAACTCACGAGGGAAAGCCATGGCTACGGATTCCTCCGTGTTCACCATGGCATCACTCAATCTGTAATGGAGTTTACTCGGTGTCAGGTTGAACTTGTCGGGTAACAGACCCCGACCCAGATTCACGAGGTTCGCCCTCGTTAGCTTCATCAGCTCTTCTAGCTGTGCCTTGAACTGGCCGTGGTCCACTATCGTCTAGCTCCGGTGAGGACCAATCCAACGTGGAATAAAGAGACTTTAAGGAGGTCATAAGCAACCCCTCCGGTCGTAACAGTAATGGTCTGTACGGTTTGCCAGGAGTACTTGACGACCCATAGATCGAGGACTCTGGGCTTTGCGTCCGGTGGGATCGTGAGTAATGGAACGTTTGGGACGTTGATGCAGGTGAAGATCGAGAGGCAGATTGTCGCTGTGAGCATCCCGACAGTAAGACCGAAATAAGGTTTGTCAGACTGAGCATTAATA